CGGTTACATCTTCGGCCAGTGGCCGGACGGGAAGCCAGTGCCATCTCACGAGACGGACAAACCATACTTTGCCGCATGCGTTGACCGGATCACTGCTCGACAATTGATCGACATGGGTTATCTGACGCCCCCGAGGCTAGGCGCAATCCACGCCGAGAGCTACCACACGCTCGACATGAAGTTGAACAGCCGTGGCCAGTTTGATGCCGCCGATGTCGACCGCGCTTATATCGGTCACGGGCGCACGACGGCTGACATCATCGCCGACGTCGTAGCCCAGAGCCGCGACCGGCAGGGCGTCATGATTTTTGCCGCCACGGTGCAGCATGCCTATGAGTGCCTCGCCAGCCTACCGCAGGAGTTGTCCGCGATTGTGACCGGTGACACTGCAAATCAGGAACGCGCCTCCATAATTGCAAGGTTCAAGGCGCGTGAGATCAAGTATCTAGTGAATGTGTCGGTCTTGACCACGGGCTTTGACGCGCCTCACGTCGACGTCATCGCCATGCTTCGGGCGACCGAATCAGTCGGCCTCCTGCAGCAGATCATCGGTCGGGGGCTACGCCTGTGCGACGGGAAGGAAGATTGCTTGATCCTTGACTACGCCGAGAACATTGAGCGACACTGCCCAGACGGCGACGTGTTTGACCCAAGCATCAGAACGATCAAGGCCAAGGAAGAAGGCCAATACATCAAATGCAAATGTCCAATATGCGAGGTAGAAAATGAATACAAAGCGCGGCCTAATCCTTCAGGGTTCGCCATCGACCCTTTTGGGTACTTTTGTGATCTCGACGGCAAACCAATTCAGTCAGAATACGGGTACGTCCCGGCACACTATGGCAGAAGATGTAATAGTCGAGTATTGGTCGCGGGCAACCTCACTCAGTGCGGGTATAGATACACGTTTAAGCAGTGCCCGCACTGCGAGGGTGAAAACGACATAGCGGCTCGATACTGCGCCGAGTGCAAGGGCGAGATTGTAGACCCCAATGAGAAGCTCGTCGCGGCATTCAAAGAGATGAAAGCCGACCCCACGAGGCGTCAGACCGACAAAGTGATCGGTTGGGAAGTCAACAGCACGATAAGCAAGTCAGGCAGGGAGTGTTGGCGGATCAACGTCACCACAACTTACCGGTCGTTCTCATTCTGGGTTTTCAAGGAGCCCAATTGGACACAAGGGTTCCGTGATCGGTCGATGTTCCTTGCATTGGGTGGCCAGCCGCCCGAGACTATCACCTACCAGAAGGAAACCGATTCAAAGTTCTACAAGGTATATGCTTACAACAGGAAAGCAGATGAAGTTCCCAAGTGAAATAGCCGTGTATGGCGATACGCAATACAGAGGCGCATGCCCCAATGAGAGCGTCGAGCAAGTGACGTTTTTCAACCGGCTGCGCTCAAAATATCCTGCCCTGTGGGGGACGATTGCGGTGCATCCCCGCAACGAGGGGAAGCGCACATGGGCCATGGCGGCAATTGAGAAAGCCGAGGGTATGACCAAGGGCGCGTCAGATGTTATCATCCCAGGCTCGCCGTCGTTTGTCTGCGAGATCAAACGGCGAGATCATACCAAATCACAGTGGCAGGACGGTCAAAGGGAGTACTTAAATGCGGCAAGGGAAGCGGGGTCGTTCGTCTGCATCGCGCTCGGCGCGGATGCCGCGTGGGACGCTTTCACCGATTACTTGGCCGGATGGGAGACCAAGTGAGGCTATCGAGGATGTGATAAAAGGAAGAAAAGAACTTAAAGATCAGACACTTGCAATTCAGTCCGCATGTTCATTTTACATTTATCTCGCAGCATGCGACATTCTTGAGTTCCCAACCAAAGAGGAGAGAAGACAAGCACTGGCAACCCTTCCTGATCGGATTCGTCCATATGTTCAGGCAGAAGCGGAAAAACTTTGGAGACGTCGTCATGTTAATACTTTACGCAGGAGCGACCATCTTCGGATGGCTCACAATTCAAATGATAATCACAGCGATATATCTTGATTATAAAAACAGGCGCATTTTTTGACGCCGTAAAAAAATTAGGAGACAGACATTTTTTTGTTTACAGGGTGTTTGGCATATGCCATAAACACCCTGTCAGCAGGTGCTGACCAAATTTCAAATGGAGATTCAAATGTCAAACCGTTCCCTTATCGACCAGCTCATTGACGCCGAAGCCGTATACAAGGAAGCCAAGGCTGCCTACGAGGCTTTGCAAGATGCCGTTGAGGCAGAATACAACATGGGCATCCATGAAGGTTCCGAGCGCGACGTTCATGTGTATTTGTCCCAGCGCTCCGTCACTGATTTTGAAAAGATGGAACGTCTGTATGGCGTGACCGCCGAGCAGTTCAAACTTTATTCGGCATGCAAAATGGATGGCAACACCTTCACTGTTGTGAAAGTCATCGACAAAAAGAAAAAGAAAGGGGAGTGAGATGATTGATCAATCAATCGTCTTGATGGAAGCTACGATCACGCTTCAAGAACTTGTGAATGAATATATCAATGAATTTGGGCTGGGCCCCCGACCGAGGATGGTCGGGGTGCCACCAAGCAATGCCGAGAAACAGGGCGACATCCTGATGAGCGTATCAATTGTTGATGATATGGATCGCGACAGTGTTGTCAGAGCATGCCTCAAAACCGTTTCTGCAATGAACGATTTTGAAAATGAATTTGTCATCAGCGATTTATCAGGTCGCAGAGACAGACGCCGCAAGATTGAACAAATTAAATCAATCTTGCATATTAGCAGGACGTATCCCGAGAATGCGATAAAGCGTCTTAAAGGGTTGCGCCCTAAATACGAGAAGGAGAAGAAATGATAAATTTAATTATGAAGATGCTGAACCACAAAACAGCCAGCGCATCGGCAAAGATTTTGTGGATCAGGATTTACGCTGTGTATGGGTATACGTCGTTCTCAAAGACATATGAGGAGCTTGCCGAAGAGTTTGACAGCAATCGCTATACCGTCCGCGCACAAATGAAAATTTTGAGCGACATTAATGCGGTTCAGATTGAAGCAAAGACTGATATTCACGGCGGCAACACATTCAAATTGTTGCAGCCAAACAAATGGGAAAATTGATCATGCCAACAACATTGGATTATGAGCGTCTTAAACGGCGCGTTGCAGACCTTGAGGTTGAGAACACTGCACTGAAAGAAAAATATGATAGCGAGGTTCGCAGACGTGAGGACCGCAGATGGGATATGATCGAGGCGCAGCCACTGGTTGGAACCCCTTCGGAAGAAAGACGCCTTCGTCGTGTCATTCGCGACTGGGAAGAGCGTTACGACATTTTGGCAGAATTGTATTACCGTCAAGGGAAAGCGGGGCACCCGGACGAATGGTATCAAATCAAACAGGAGAAGAAGACACAAAAATATCAACCGCAGAAATTGAGCTTATATACCAGAATCAAGAATTTCATTTGGAGAACAAAATGAACATTTTGGCTACTCGTCAAAAAACTCACGGCAACTTCTTGGAAAATGCTGGTCTGAGCCAGTCGCTTAAAGATGTAATGCGTAGCGGCAGGAACTGGCAGAAATTGACCGACATGCAAAAAGAATCGCTTGAAATGGTCGCATTGAAAATTTCTCGCATTTTAAGTGGCGATCAAGATTTCCGCGATCATTGGGACGACATTGTTGGGTATGCTCGTCTCGCCGGTGATGGATCACCAACAAACCTTCCTACCATTGCACTTGATATTCAAAATGCAATTTCACCTGATGGAGAGCAAAAATGAAAACTGAAGACAGAATTTGGGTAACCAACTTGATCAAAGAACTTCGCGATGAAATGATTGAAAAAATTGAAAAAAGGGAAGCCAGAAAAAAATACTGGCGTCCGCATGTTGCGACATCTGAGGATATTACCCCAGAAAAAGCAAAAAGAAAGTACACCGAGGTATTTTTGGAAAACGGTGAAAGGAGTACCCACAAACGTCGCTCGGAACTTTGGAACTGGAGCAACAAAGCCCCTAGTGGACACAATATTGTTGCTTGGCGTTTTGCAGAAGAGGAAGAAGAAGATGAAGAATAAGTGGATTGCAACACTGGTCACAATTTTTGTGTACTCAGTAGCCATGATAACATTTTCATCAGTGCAGACATTGGTGACCGGCGACGCAGTTGGGAGCCAATTTGACAACTCTAACGCGGCATACTTTGAATCATCGCTGACAATGACGATATTCAAAATCTTTGAATTGGCGATCTTCTTTGTGACCCTGTTCACTCTCTATCGCATCTGGAAAGGCAACATTGAGGCTTTCTTCAAGGCGATCATGGCGGGGGCAATTGTTTTCGCCGTATCGGGCTCGGTGGCGGATCGCGCGTGGGCTTATGCGGACAGCGCCGACAAGACCGAAGCCTACACGATCTTACCAAACCAGTCTGCCTTTTGGGTGCCTGACGTCGGTGCAAACAAGGACGATCAAAAGCAATTTGAAAGCGAGGCATACTATGCCGAGCGCAAGATTGCATCAAAGCGCTTTGTGATCCCGCATACCAAGCTCGGTGGCTCAGGCGGCTTCCTTGGCTGGGACTTCTATGTCCCAACCGGTCGCCTCTATATCGTCGACAGGACGCCCTACAGCCGCGAATGGGTTCGGTCATCGAGCCGTGGCACCAGCAATAGGGACGAGAGCTTTCCGTGCCAGTCAAAGGAGGGCCTGAACATTACCGCTGGCGTCAGCATCGGCACCAGCGTCGCTGAGGAGAACGCCGCCAAGTTCCTCTACAACTTCGGCGTCACACCTCCCAAGGGCTCCCCGACTGACCCGCAGGTGATTTTCACCTCGGTCTATTACGGGCGCTCTTTGCAGGAAGTCATGGACGACGTCGGTCGCAAAAAGGTGCAGACATTGGTCTGCAACGAGATCGGTCGCCGGACGTTTGACGAGGCCAACACGGACATGGTTCCGATCATGAACGCAGTTGAGAAAGCGACGAAGGACTACTTTGCGTCGGTCGGCATTACGCTGAACTTCATTGGCTGGGCGGACACGTTCATTTTTGATTCGGACATTCAGTATGCCGTCAACCAAAAGTATGAGGCCGAGAAGCTCGCCAGCGCGATCCCGATCCTCCAGCAAGTG